ATGAGGATTATGGAAGTTGATGCACCACCTACTTCTTCGCATTAAAATTAAAAATTATGTATAACAGAAAAGACAAAGAAAAAGAGTTGATGAATCATCACTCTAAATTTTTAGAGAAGCTTACCGGAAGCTATCAGTTTGCAGCAAAGACTGCATTCTATAGTAAAGGTAAGTTTGGAAGACAAATTCAGTTTTTTGAGAATGAATTAAATAAGAGTTCTGATATCTATGTAGAATTAGTGGACATTGAGAGAGATGCACAGGGTCATGAAATAAACATGATACCTATGTTTTGGGAGAGACCACTATTTAAATATAGATACAATCCTTATTTTAAAGAAGAGTATGAAGTTAAAACTTCTACAAATTCTAGGGGAGATGAGTATTCTGTATATGTTATTCCAACTTCTGAGCTGGTATGTGTAAACAAGGGTTCTGAAGAAATACCTTATAATGTTTATGATAGTCAAAGAACTGAAGAGCCAAAAGAACAAAAGAAGCTAAGTGTCTTCCCAGATTTTGAAGAAGAGTTTGTTCCTAAACTTAAGACTCAAGAGACTGATGAAGATGTGTCAGCTATTCTTTTGCAAATTGCCGAAGGTTTTCAAAAACTAGCACAAAAATTAAAATAATATGAGTATAGTACTTCCAACTAAAAAAGTAAAAGCTAATAGAGTTAATCCAAAAAGGTTAATCATCTATTCTAAACCTAAAACAGGTAAAACAAGTGCATTTGCCGGTCTTGAAGGTAACTTAATAATTGATTTGGAAAATGGTGCAGACTATGTTGAAGCCATAAAAGTCAAAGCAAATAATCTTCAGGAATTAAAAGAGATAGGTAAAGCAATCAAAGAAGCAAGCTATCCTTATGAGTATGTTACTATTGATACTGTGACAGCTTTAGAAGATATGGTTATGCCACTTGCAATTAATTTGTACAAACAAACAGCAATGGGTAAGAATTATTCTGGAGACAGCATTCTTACATTACCAAATGGTGCGGGTTATTTGTATATTAGGCAAGCATTTTTTCAAGTTTTAGATTTTATTGATACATTAGCTCCCCAAATTATTCTATCAGGTCACATTAAAGACAAGCAGGTAGATGATAAAGGTGAGATGGTAATGTCTGCAAACATAGATTTGACGGGCAAGATAAAATCTCTAATTTGTGCTAACGCAGATGCAATTGGTTACATGTATAGGAAAGGTGATCAAACCATTCTTAGCTTTAAAACTAATGAAGAAGTGACTTGTGGTGCAAGACCAGAGCACTTGAGAAATGAAGAAATAGTAATTTCTGAGATGAAAGATGGTAAGTTACAGACTTACTGGGATAAAGTATATAAATAATAAAAACAAACAAAATGGGTTTAAGTACAAAAGATCTAGTAAATGAGAACAGTGGTGGTGGAATGCCAAAAACTATTGCGCCAGGAAATCACACACTAAAAATTAACAGCATTGTGTTGGAAGACTTTCAATTTATTGATGGTGCAAAACACTTAATACTAAATGTTGAGACAGAGCCAATAGAAGGCTTTGAAGGTTTTCTAATTGATAAAGATGATGAAAGCAAAGGTAAGTATGCTGGTCAAATTGGTAGGGTAAAAGCAAGTCAGTATGCATTTGCTGATGGGCAAACTAAATCAGGAATTAAAATTCAGAGAGATAGATCTCTAATGATGTTCTTGGCTAACTTGTCTAAGGCAACAGGTATAATGAAATGGTTTGAAGAGCAAGATAACAAGTTTAATACAATTGAAGATTTTGTAAGAAACTTTAGTGATAATGCTCCAATTAAAGATAAACTCTTAGACTTCTGTATTGCAGGTAAAGAGTATGAGAATAAGTCAGGCTATACTGCATATGACATGTGGTTACCAAAAGCAGAAAATAATAAGTATGCTTATGGTGAAGAAGGTTCTGATAAAATTCTTAAGTATGATGAGGCTAAACACCTTAAGAAACTTGAAGTAAAGCCAGTTGACAACTTTGGAGATGATGATGATGACTTTCCAACACCTGGAAAAACATCTTCTGACTTCAGTTTAGACTAACAACTCCTAGATAAAGGGGTTGTAATGGCCCCTTTATTTAATTAAATTGGGTTGCTATGATTTCTACAAAGAATTTAATATATGATTTAGCTGATGTTCCAAGAGAATGGGCATTTGAGCACTATCTAAACCTAACAGAAAAGCTTACAGGACAAGATATTAAAATGAAATCAATATTTAATCCACGGGAGAAGACACCTTCTATGTGTATTTATATTGATAGAAACAATATCTATAAGTTCAAGGATTTTTCTTCAGGTAATGGTGGTGATGCTATTGCTCTTGTCCAAAGTTTATTTAATTTACCCACTAGAGGTTCCGCAAGTTATAAGATTATAGAAGACTATAACCAGTATGTTCTAAACAATGGTCATAATGCTATAAAGTCTTATAAGCAACACAGTAAATTTAAAGTTACTGATTATGAAATGCGGCACTGGAATACTCTTGATCAGAAATATTGGATGGGATATCACATTGGTTCTAGATTATTGTCTAGATATAATGTAGTTCCACTAGAATATTATGTGATGACAAAGACAGATGAAAATGATGTTGTGTCAAGTATAACTATCAAGGGTAATTATATCTATGGTTATTTTAGAGAGGACGGGAATCTTTATAAGATTTATCAGCCAAAGGTAAAAGACAGTAAATTTATTAAGGTAAGAGATTATATACAAGGTACAGAACAATTAGTATTTGATAAACCATATTTGATTATTGCATCTTCTCTAAAAGATTTGATGGCATATCAAAAACTAAAGATTAGTAACTCTGAAGTAATTGCACCAGACAGTGAGAATACTATGATACCTGAGAACATAATGAATAACATTAGTTCTAAGTATCAGAAAGTATGTGTGTTGTTTGATAATGATGAAGCTGGTATAAAAGCTGCGGAGAAATATAAATCTAGATATGGTTTTAATTATGTTATTCTAGAGATGGAGAAGGATTTATCAGATGCTATTAAAGTACATGGTATAGATAAAGTTAGAGACAATCTATTACCGTTATTAAAACAAGCATTATTATGAGTAAATGGTCATACCAAGGGCAAGACTTTGAAAGCTCCATGATTCCAGAAGGAGCAGAAGGTTTTGTGTATGAGATGCAGGCTATAATAAATGGAAAGCTTGTAAGGTATATTGGAAAGAAGAACTTTTATTCTACAACAAAGAAGAGGATGGGTAAGAGAGCTGTGGCACAGTTACAGGATAAAAGAACTAAGAAGTATACAATACAAAAGAAGCTATCATATCTAGATTATTATAGTAGCAATGCAGAATTAAAGGCTGCACATAAAGCCGGAATAGAAATTAGAAGATTTATCATGAAGATATGTTTTTCTAAGACTGAACTTACTTATTATGAGACTAAGTATCAGTTTATAAGAGAAGTACTTGAGAGTGATGAGTTTCTAAATGGAAATATTCTAGGCAGGTTTTACAAATTCAAATAATTATGACAGAAGAACAATTAATGGAAGTCTTGATCCAATTGGCGGATCAGGGGGTTACTGGTATTAAAGTACATTATGATGGTGGTGGAGATAGTGGAGCTATTGAAAGTATAGTATATACAGATAAAGAAGATGCAGAGTTTTCTGATATTGATTATGTAAGTGCATGGAATGAAGATCAAAATCTTGCTAAACTAAACTCTAGTGCATATTCAACTATTGAGAATTTTGCTCATGAAACACTACTTGATAATATTGAAGATTGGTGGAATAATGAAGGTGGTTATGGAGATTTATTAATCAAAGTTCCTTCAGGTGAGTATATTGTGCATAACAATATTAGAATCATGGAAATTGAAGAATTTGAACATGAAGGTAATTTATTTAGAAAAATAGAAGACTAATGTCACATCCACTAGAACATGCTAAATCATCAGTAAGAAGATGGGGTGGCCAAATATCTGATTATCAGTTAATTCATGAGTGGTTTGATGAAACTAAGGCTTGGATTGGACATAGTAAACATAGAATGTTCCGTCACCACAGTGAGGGAATATTTGAATGTGAAAAAGTATTTGGGCCGAGCTTTGTAAACTCTGATGGTAGAACTGTATATACAAGATATGTTGGGGAACAACATGTAAAAGAAGATTGCAATGGATATATTCCTACTGCAAAAGAATGGGTAGATAATATAAATACACCTACAGAATGGATGATTAAAACTTTGAAAATTGAAGATTAATGATTTTAAGTAAAGATGAAGTTAAAAATTTAGTAAATATGATGAGGTCACCAGATGCAGAGAATAAATATCTGGTGTATAAAATTCTAGAAGATTTAGATTTAGAAGCTAATGTTGGACAAGTACTTATTATCTTTAGGTACGGTATGTACAAGTTAGATGAATGGGAAACTAATTGTAAAAGAGTTCATACTTTTATAATAGACAAGTTACATGACTATAATGGTGGATGGGATTCAAAACCTACTACAAGTGATATCTTGTCATTATTAACTATGAATAATGCTTCTAAAGAATCTGTAGAGTTATTCTTAGAATATTTTATGATGAATCTTGCTAAGATGCTTGATAATATGGGATATCCTACAGATAAGTTTGAGTTAATAATTAAATTAAAAGAAGATGGACAAGGTTCAAAGTCTTAGTAAAGCGGGTAAAGAGCTGATGTTGAGAGAGCCCTATTATGGGTTCTTTCTTATTATGCTCAATAAAATTTGGAGAAAAGACCTGCCTACCGCGGGGGTCAGTAAAAATGGTATTAATTACCAGTTAGCAATCAATGAAGAATTCTGGACAAATCTAAGTGAGAAACATCAGTTAGGTTTATTAAAGCATGAATTACTTCATATTGCATTTGGTCACTTAGTTAGCTTTAGTTCTTTTAATAATAAGAGACTAGCTAATGTGGCTATGGATATGGAGATTAATCAGTATATAGATGCTGACTTGTTACCAGAGGGTGGTGTAGATATAAACAACTATGAAGACCTTAATCTTGATGAGAAAGCAGGTTGTAGATATTATTATGACAAACTACAACAGCTAAAAGATGAGAAGGACAAGAATGGTACTTGTGGGAATGATGAGATGGATAAACTACTAGATTGTGTAGACAATGGAAATATTCCTGATCACAGTACATGGGAAGAGTTTGAGAATCTTACAGAAGCTGAGCAAAAGCTAATTGAAAAACAAATACAAAGAGTTTTATCAGAGGCTAAAGAACAGACTATTAAGAAGCGGGGACATATTCCAGGTGAAATAGAAGGTGTAATTGTTATTGAAGAAATAACTAAACCTAAGTTTGACTGGAGAAGTTATGTCAGAAGATTTACTGGTACAAGTACTAAAGTATTTACCAAGAAAATCAGAAGAAAAGAGAATAGAAGATATGATGACAATCCTGGTCTTAAAATCAAGATGAAGCAACATATGTTGTTAGCTATTGATACTTCAGGTTCTGTAAGTAATGAAGAGCTAACTGAGTTTATGAATGAGATACATCATATCTATAAAGCTGGTGTAGATATTACCATGGTTCAATGTGATACTAGTATCAAATCTATTGAACAATATAAAGGTAAACATGAGATGAATGTAACAGGAAGAGGTGGGACTGAGTTTGATCCAGTCCTAGATTATTACAATGCAAACCAAAAGAAATATACAAGCCTGGTGTATTTTACTGATGGGGAGTGTTATACTTCTGTAAAACCAAAAGGACGTGTCCTATGGGTTTTGTCAGAGAGATCACATATGAATGAAGATTTACCAGGTCAAGTAATTAAATTAGAACTATAAAAAAAGTTATGAGCACAGTACAATTAAACGTAGAAGAGTTAAAAGGATTTATCCGTCATATGGTTAGCAATAACCAGTATATTCAAAGCCAAGGAAAAGTTCCAGTGGCAATCAATATTGAGGGTGATGCTGGTCTTGGTAAGACTTCAGCAATTATGCAGTTGGGTAAAGAACTCAGCATGGATGTAGTAAAGCTTAATCTATCTCAGATAGAAGAATTAGGTGACTTAGTTGGTTTTCCTGTTAAAGAATTCTTGGTAAGAAATCAAGAAGGTAAAGAGCGTTGGATAACTGAAGGGCAGATTCAAGCTGCTCTTAATGCTAAGTTTACTGTTGTAGATAAGAGAATGGCTCATGCTGCTCCAGAGTGGATTCAAGGTAAGGGTGAAGGTGGCTTCTTGGTATTGGATGACTATACTCGTGCAGACCATAGATTTATGCAAGCTACTATGGAGATCTTAGATAGACAAGAATATGTTTCTTGGAAATTACCTAAGAACTGGCATGTAATCTTAACCACTAATCCAGACAATGGTGACTATAATGTTACTTCTTTGGATGTTGCTCAGAAGACTAGATTTATCTCTGTAGAGATGAAATATGATGTTAATGTATGGGCTAAGTGGGCTGAGACAGCAGGAATAGATGGTAGATGTATTAACTTTATGTTGATGCACCCAGAGCTTGTAACTCAAAGAGTTAATCCAAGATCTATTACTACTTTCTTTAATGCTATTAGTTCTATTCAAAAGTTTGAAGATGAGTTACCTCTAATCCAAATGATTGGTGAGGGTTCTGTTGGTGCAGATTTTAGTTCTATGTTTACTATGTTTATTAACAATAAGCTAGATAAAATTATTACACCGGAAGATATTCTTACTAAAGATGAAGCTTATGTAATGGGTGCTTTAACAAGTGCTGTTGGTAAAGATGATGAGTTCAGGGCGGATATTTCTAGTGTAATTGCTACCAGATTAGTAAACTATTCACTAGTTATGGCTGAGAAAGGTTCAGTTGCTCCTACAGTAATTGACAGATTAGCAAAACTAAGTACTGAATGTGATGCATTTACAAATGACCTTAGATATTATATGGTCAAAGAGATTGTAAACGGCAACAAAGTTAAGTTTGCTAGACTCATGCAGAATACTAATGTGGTGAAGATGGCTATCAAGTAAAACAAAGATAGAACAGTCACCCCTTTAATCAAACATCAAACAAATTAATAACTAAGATGGGGGAAGATAATGCTTCCCCTAATCTTTATAAGAGAAGTATGGAAAAATATGTTCATATAGAATTACATGGAGATTGTAATCATGATTACATTTCTGGATTTAATGTATGTATTATAGAAGGACTAGAAACTAATATTTCTAGTTTTGTAAATGCAAAAGGATATGTTCCTAAACAAGGAGACATGATATATTTATTACCTGGCGTAAATATTCCGCGGGTAAAACTAAAAGATTTAGCATTAAATCTTGGTATTAGAGTTGTGAGAGATCCAGAAAAAGCCAATGTTATATTCAGTGGTAAGAGCACTTTGGGTAAAATGACTACTTCTAATTGGTATTATATGGCAGATGCTGATACTATTTTTGAGAATGTTAAAACAATTGCTAAAGATGATTATTATATTGAAAAATTAGAAACAGCTCTTGCTGCATCAGGTGCTACCAAAATCTGTTCAGATTGGTCAGACATGAGAAATTCACTGTGTCGTGGAAATACTGATATTTATGACAGCACTTATGTGTATGGAATAGAACCAGAATATCAAGAAGCTTATGATGCAATTCAAGGTAAAGATGTTTATGATGAGTCAGAGTTAATTGCTAATATCAATGGTGATGACTCTACTGTAATAGATGAAGAAGTTTTTCAGCAATTAAAAAATATGTTTGAGAGCTCAGATAATGATAATCATGTCCTTGCTATGGAGATTATGGCAAACTCTCATTATGAAAAAAGCGTTCTTTATTTGCAAATGCTATTGAGTAATTATTCTTATCAGATAAGTAACTCACATACCAAGAATCATGTGAACTTTAAATCAATGCTAAGTTATTTTAATTGGGGTCCAAGAAATCTTGGTACTAGAAGTGCAGAACAAATTATAAAAATCATTGATGAAAAAGGTCTGCTTACTGTAGATATGATCAAGAGATTATTTGTAGAGTATACTCACTCCATTTACGGAAATATTAATTATGATAATGTATTTGAGATTAAAGAAGTAACTATAAAACAAGAGTATCTTGATAAGCTTAATTTATCTTCTCTAAATTTAATTAATCCTGAAGAAGAAGAGAATCTTGAGATCACAGATCCAGTGGATGAAATAGTTACAGATGAACTTATAGAAGCTGCATTAACTAATATTAACCGTAAAGAACTTAAGTCAGAGTTAATAGAGTTAGAAAAGTCAGAAGAAGATTTGGCTCATGAGCTATACGGAGTAGATAATGATAATATTGAGGCTTCATTTAAAGTACAACCTGAATCAAATAACAATCAAATAGAAGAAACAAATGGCGGGAATGACCTTGACTGGTTCTGAGGAACTAGAGAAGTTTTATAAAGAGAAGTTTTATTTCAGCTATAGT